TGCAGTCTTCGGCAGGCCGGTATTCATGATCTGCGCTTCTTCCTGCGCTGGCCGCCGCCGTTGTATTTATCCAGGTATTTCGCCTGACGCTTCTGCGCGGCAGCGGTCGCAGCGTCCATCTCGCGCCGGATCTGGCGCGAAACCGCTTCCAGGAACGAAATGATCTGCAGGGAACCGGACGGCGTGAGCGAAACACAGTAGGCTTTGCCGAACACTGTATCGCAGACGGGCGAAGGGAACGCCGCGTCCACCTTCTCGCGTGCGTAGGCATCCAGTTCGCGGATCGTCGCGCGGGCGTCCGTATCGCTTTCCTGCGTGCCCATTTCGTCGGCTTTGGCCTTGATCGCCATCGCGGCCGCTTCCAGCCGGTCGATGATACCGATGTCGTTCGGGTCAAAATAGATCTTCCGGTTTGCGTCGCCGTTGATGGTGAACGCTTTCAGGCCGGTTTCAAAGGAAATGTTATTGCTCACGCCGTCACCCCCTTATGCCGTCGCCTTCGTGAACGTGGCCACGCCGTCCGCAATGGCCGCAGTGCCGACCGTGCGCGTGCCGCCGTAGGTCACGTCAAACGGCATGTCCACCGTCTTGTCGCCGCCCAGCGACTTCACTTCGATTGCGCAGCCGCTATAGCGTTCGGCAAACATCGCCGTGTCCTTCGTACCGGCATAGCAGTGCACGATCATCATGTCCTGTTCGGCCAGCGCCGCAACGTCCTGATCCTTGATCGCCAGCTGCCACAGCTTCGTCAGCGCGGTTTCGCCGGCGTCCAGATTGCACGGGTCAAAGGTCTGCGTGATGGTCGGCGCGGACATGGTGGTAAACGTGTTGCCCAGGATGTCCTGCGTGGTCTCCTTGTTCCAGTCATATTCCTGACTACTGTCTTCCACGCGCTTGCCGACGATCGACCAAACCGGCGCGGAAGACGTTCCGGTATTCAGGAAGGCCATCAGCAGTTTGCGGGCAATCGTCTGGCCCGCGGTTGTGTTAAAAGTCGTACTTTCAGGCATAATGCATCACCTTTCAAAATTGTTGTCGTACCGCATCGACAGGGACACGGCCCAGTCTTCCACACCGTCGGCATAGCGCCCGGTCAAATAGGCCGCCGACACCTGTACAAATGCAGTGATCGTCCGGCCATCGCCGAGGTCTGGCCACGCGGCAAGCGTGTGCTGCTGGCCGTCCGCCGTGATCGGCTGTTTTTCCAGCCAGCGCGCCAGTTTGTCCAGCCAACCCTTGATGTGGATGCGGTCCGTTTCCGACTGCGGCACGGCGCGATATACCACCTGAAACGCATAGTTGCATTTCTGGTACACGCCGCCCATGATATCGGTCGTTTCGCTGATTACCGTCGCAGCAGCGGACGGATAGATCCCGACGCCGGACTTGTCACCCAGTTCGCCGAACCGGATTTCCCGCGCTCCAATGGCCGGGAAATCATTCAGCAAGCCGGTCAGGATCGTTGAAAAATCTTTCGTATCAACCATTTGATTCCCCCAGGATGATCCGCTTGCATCCATCCGCCCATTCTTTTCCGTGTTCGTTTCGCGCGACTTCCGCCCAATGCGGCACGCCGGCCGCAAACCGCAGATCGCGGTCGGTCACAACTTTCACAGCGCCCTTACGCGCCCACGGCGAACCGGTTTCCGGGTCGACCATGACCTTGCCCATATACAGATACCGCGCATATGGGCCTGGGAACACAACCTGCCGGCCACCTTCTGTGACGTATGAACGCTGCTGCAGGCTGCCGGTTTTCAGCGGCATATACAGCTTGCTGTCCGCAAACACCTGCTGCCCCAGCCATTCCTGCGCTTTGGCGAATCGTGGGCCGTATTTGGCGAACCGAAGATTTACCCGGACGTGCCCATTGACATAGCTGACGTCCTTATAGTGCTTGATGCCGCTCATGACGCTGTCACCTCGAAGTGCGCAATCAGCGGAAACCACGCGCAGGATGTGATGCGGTGGCATTCTGTGATTTTACACAGCACATCGTATTCCGCCCAGTCGTGCTCGCCGCGGCAGAAATAATCGCCCGGCTGAAACGCGATCATGCCGCTGCGGTCATCCGCCGCCTGATACACTTCCGGCGTCGCATAGGTCATTGCGCCGATGGATGCTTTCGGCACAAGCAGCAGCACATAGTGCCCCGGAACGTCGCCGGTCGTGCCTGGATTCATGGCGGTTTTCGCTTCCACCTTGACGCCGGTCAGCACGTGCCGCACCCACGTATCGTCCTGACCGCGCGCGCCGCGCACACGGGAAAAAAGCGTGACCGTATCGCTATGCAGCAGCATCAGCACGTCACCCCCGCATACAGCACAAGGACGCCATCCACGGCCACGCCGGAAAGCCAGCGCCGAAGCAGGTCAAACACCAGCGCATCCCGCTCCGCCGTGGTCTTCGCAGCGGTCGTGTAGCAGCTGTCTGCCGCCTTGTATGTGATCGATTCGCTGCCAGACGACACCGACGCCACAGGGCCGGCGGTTTTTACGCCGCCGACGTCTGCGGTTTCAGCCGCGCTGTCACGCGCCTGGTCAATGCGGTAAAGGCATTCGGCCAGTTCGCACGCGCAGTCCTGCAGCTTTTCGGCGTCGATCGTGGATTCCGGCAGCGTTCCGCCGAAGCGGTCGAACGTAAAGCGGTCGATCTCCCGCGACGCCGCACGCAGGTAGCGGGCAGCAGTCACTTCGTCGCGGAAAGGGGACAGATCGTCCCCGTACCGTTTTACGTATGTGTCAAAATCCGCGTACACCGTGATTCACCTGCCGATCACGCGCTTGCGTAGGACTTCACGTGCACCTGCGCAGCGTCCAGAACACGCAGAGCGGCGTTTTCCTCGACCTGCGCTTTCGTACCGGCAAACAGCTCAGAATCGACCATGCGGACGATGCTGAAGTTATCGCCGACACCGAAGGCGTTCGGATCGTACATGATGAATTCCACCTTCGCGAGGTTCGCCGCCGTAACGCTGGCCTTCGTACCGCCGTGCGGATAGTAGGCAAGATCTGCAGACGACGCGAAGCCGTTGACTTCGATCCAGGTAAAGCCCATGAAGCTGCCTACCTGGCCGCCGGCAGCGGCGGCGAGCAGCATTTCGTTGGACGTCGGGATATACTTCTCACCGGCGAACTCCAGCATCGTCGCGAAGAAGTCCGGGCTGCAAAGCACGATGGTGGGGTTAGCCTTTGCCTTGACCATAGCCTTGCGTTCAGCCAGCACCTGCGCCTTGAAGTTGGACGCGGTGGTCTTTGTGGTGTTGGTGGATGCAGTGCCCTCGGAAATCAGGCAGGCCAGCGCGCACTGGTTCTTTGCCTCCGCGACTTCGCGGGTGGCAAGGGCCAGATGCTCCTCGGCAATCGGGAACGCCACAGCAGCGGCCTGCACGCCGTAGATCTTCTTCGACGCATGAATGTTGTTGTTGAAAACGGCCTGCACCAGCGTGTCAGCGGCGGCGGTGTCCGTGAAATCACGGCCGGGCGTGCCGACAGATGCTGCGGTGGAGGTCAGCTTGTGCCAGTAGCAGCCGCCGGCGCCGTCGACCATCACGTCCTGATAGGTCACGCCGGGCACAAGCCAGGTCTTATAAAACAGGTTGGGAAGAACAGTTGCCTTGTACTGCTCATCCACGTAAAGGGAACCGTACTGGATAGACATAGATCATCATTTCCTTTCGTAGTCTTAGCCCCTGAAAAACGGATTGTTTTTGTATTTCTGGGCTACGTATTCTTTTGCGCCTCCCGCCGGCGGCACCATACCGCTGTGATCGGACGAAAAGCGCGCCTTGCTGGCGGGATCGGCCACAAGGATGCCGGGGATCTCCTTGCCGTCCCGATCGGTGACAAGGCCGGTAAACAGGTCGTCGATCGACTTGCCGCGCGCATCGTCAGACCCCAGTGCTGTCACCAGCTTGTCCGTGATGCTTTCGCGCGTGATGTCGTTGACGAAATGCTTTCCCGACAGGAACGTGTCCACCGTACTGCGCAGCTTCACGGCGGCCGCGTCCTTCTTACGGTTGTCCCGCTCGGTCTGCAGGTCATTGGTCAGGGTCGTGATCTGACCTTTCAGCGCTGCGACATCCACGCCGTCAAAGGCGGCAAGCTTGCCCTGCACGTCTTTCAGCGATGTGTCCAGCGCGTCGTGGCGTTCCTGCAATTTGGCGAATTCCGCCACGGTCTTGTAGTTCTCGGCGACGGCTTTGCGCAGATCCGCCGCCTTTCCTTCCGGAATCGTGATACCGAAGTCGGAAAGAATGGTCTCGATGTTCTTCATGCGTAATCCTCCTGAACGTGATTTTTAACAGCCCGTCGACTGTGTGGATTGAGCCGGATGGACCACCGGCGGGGTCGTGATATAGCAAAGGGGCAGCCGGTTTCCCGTCCGCCCCTGCGTATCCTGATTCGATTTTGGGTATAAGAAAACCACCTTGCCGATTGGTAAGATGGTTTTCATGATTATTATATAAAATAATTTTCTGCTTCAGCGTTTACACAAAGACAGGCGCTTGGCAGGCGTAGCATCCTCCTGCGTCTCTTTTTTACCATTAAGGCGTGTGGTCGCTACGAAATTTACCACCTCAAGCGCCTGTCTTTATGATAATTGTATTATAGCCAGATTATTCCCTTTTGTAAAGAATAATATTGTTCCGGACGCGCTGCCTATAGCGTTTTTCATTTTCGCACATGACAGTAATAACGGAACTTTTCCGCCACGGCTCGTCTCCTTCTACGGCAATGCGTACCACAACGCTGATATTTTTTGAATTAAGCGATATGGTTTTACTCGCAATGGCGGTATTTTCAAACTTTTTGTCTTTGAAAATGTAGTCTGGATTTTCGATTATTTCTTTGAAATAAGGGCTGTATTTATCGTAAAACTCTTTCCCGCGCCGTTCTATGATATGTTCTTTTTGCTTCTCGGTCAATATAACATCGCTAGAACGAATATGCTCCGCGACGCAGGAATAACGCTGTACATCCAGCTTTGCAATCACAGGCGGTGCTTGCACAGGCGGCGCTTGCACGGGCGGTGCTTGCTGCGTCTGAACTTGTCGGGCATCAACTGCTTCCGCCGATGTCCAACTTTGGCGTGCAGCAGCGGACGCAGTTGATGCCGCCGAGTGATCCCAACCGGCAACGGCGAGCCGCTCGTGGTATGGTTTCAGATCATTTTCTTCGCAAAACTTCGCGTACGCTGCGTTCTGGGCCTGCAGGTGCTTGGCGGACTGCGTATATTTCTCCTGCAATTTTGCCTTGCCCGCCGGATCTTCACAGTTTTTCACGGCTGTATGCAGCGCCGTGCACTTGCGCTTCTGTGCACGGATACGGCGTTCCATCGCGCGCTGCGTCTGCGACAGCTCATACGCGCGTCGGTTGGCTTCGGTATCGATCGGCTTGTTATTGTTCCGGCTAACGCCAGGCAGGAACGGTGTGAAGGAATGGCGGCAGTTATAGCCGCACAGACCCAGCGGATTTTCCGGGTAGCCGGTCGCATCCAGCAGGTTATCGAACTGCGCGTCCTTGCCAGCGATGCAGTACACCTTGCCCTGCCAGCCGGCATGATCGGCGATCGGATCGGTATCGGACACACGCGCGCCCAGATGCTGCGACACCAGCACATGATTCCAGCCCATGTCTTTGCACTGCTGGATCGTCATGTTACCGGATGACTGCGCCACGCCCGTGCGGATGCAGCGCAGTACCGCCACTTCCAGCGTGTCCTTATGGCCGGACGGATAGCGCACGATTGGCTGTACCTGCCCCAGCTCTTTTATGCCCTCCAGCATAGCGGCGGTGTAGGACTGCGCACCGGTACGTACCTTCCAATATGCAGCGTCACAGATGTCGATAAACGCCTGATTGGTCGCACCGGCCGTCGTGCGTGTGATGTTGGTAATTTCGCCGACCGTGCGTTCATAAGCGTCCGTGATGATCGCCATCATGCCGGGAGATAGGCCGGAAAACGTCACGGCGGCGGCTTCTGCATCCGCTTTTGCTGCCTGAATGCCGCTGTCCTTGAAAATCTTTGCGATTTCCTGCTGCGATTTGCCGGTGCTTTTGGCCAACGCCTTCTGGATTTCGTCCAGATTCCCGCCGGCCTGTTTCAGCACCCACGCCTGCCATTCATCCGTGCCGGTCAGCAGCTTTTCTTCGCCGCGGCCGAAGCGGATCATGAAGCGCTCGATCATGTCGCGCGCAATCCATTCCGTCAGGTCATCTAGCAACGGCAGCAGGGTTTCGCCGATCTCCTGGAACTGTTCCGGGGTGATCATTCGGTATCAGGGAACAGCCCCGGTTTCGCCGTGTTGGCTTCGGCATAGGCCGCTTTCGCATCGTCTTCGCTGAATCCTTCAAAGCGCACCAGATACATCCACCACGGCAAAACGCCGAGCTGGCAAAGGCTTTTTGTGTTCTGCCGGTCTTCTTCGTAGCTGTATGTGATGTCTCCGAAATTGTACGCCACGGTATAGGTGCCATACGGCGCCAGATCGTAGATATCAGCGTAGTCGTTCAGCGCCTGAATCAGATCATCCACAGCTGCCTTGATGCGATCGCGGATGTCCTTGATGCGCTGGATGGTGCGGCGGTCATCGGCTTCCACCTGCGTTGCAGTAGCAAGGCCCTGTTTTTCGTTGTAGCTGAAATAGCCTTCGGAAAAGCCGCACTTGGTCGACAGGCTTTGCAGCAACATATTGATGCCGGTCTGGCGTTCGCCGGTTTTCAGCTTGCGATCGATTTCCTGATAGAAACTTTCCGCCGCTGAACCAGCAACGTTTTGCACATAGCGCGGCAGCCGCACGGAAACATTCTTCCGCCCTGGCTCACGCAGCAGACGGTCATCCACAAGGGCGATCGACCGGGAATCCTGAATTTCGTCCACCATGGCAGACCATGCAACATCCAGTCCACGCAGTTCCGGCAGGGCGTTGGCGTAGATAGACATACCGCATGCGCCGCCGTCAATATTGTTGGCGTCCGGCATGGTGCACACAGCAAACAGCGGCGCAGTATCATCCAGCACGGCGTCCGGCAGGATGCCCACCCAATCCGGCACTTCGTCCAGATTCACACGGGATGCCGATGCTTTGCCCTTCGCCAGCCGGAACGCGCGGTTGGAAACCACATAATGCATCCCGTCGTAGCGGTGATATTCGGCTTTGACATAGTAATAATCCGGTGTTGCCTTCGTGTCGTACAGCACCACGCCGGTCACGCGCTTGCGGTTATCCACAGCCGTGATCGTAAATTCCGGCGGCGTGTACAGACCGATGCTGTCCGGCGTCGGTTTCAGCAAGAACATGCCGGCAGCACAGCCCACGTCCACCATGTCACGCAGGAACGGAATCAGTTCTTCATTCAGACGTTCCTGCAGCCAATCCGCGCGGGCCGAGCCGGACAGTTCGACGCTGACGCCCATCGTCGCAAGGCGCGCAGCTTCGCCGGTCACGGCCTTCGCAAAATTGATGGTGCGATCCTGATCGTTTGCCCACGGCGGGGTGCCCGTCCAGATCTGCATCCACAGGTCTTCCGCTTCGCGCATTTCCGGCGTTACCAGCGGCGCAATGCGGAATTCTTCGCGGATCTGTTTTTTCACGCTGTCCAGCGGGATATTGATTTTCACAGGCAGCCAACCTCCTTGAACACTTCGCACATTTTCGGAAACTGCGAAGCAATCCAGTCCACGTATGTTTCGTCATGGCCGTATTCCGGATGCGTAAAGTTTTCGGACAGCCCGCTTTCAAACAGAAATGCATGAATGATCTCATGACGCATAACTTTTTTCTGATAGACGCTAAAGTCTTTTAGGTCGCAGTCTTTGGCCTTTTTTGAAATAACAATGGTCTTTACCGTTTTGTCGCAGTAACCATCGCATTTTTCAAGCATTGCATCTTCGGCCGCCGTGGCTTCAATGATTTCATATTCCGTCCCCAAAATATTTACAGTCATGCACTTGCCCCCCTGCGCATCGTCAGCGGTTCCAGTGCGTACCGCGTGGCATCGATGCTATGGTTATTCACGTCCGGGTATCCGGTGACGACGTTGCCGTCCCTGTCCCGCTCGTATTCGTATTCTGAAAATTCTTTCGCTGCATTCGGGCAGCGCACCGGGTCGATGATGATGCGCCGACGCTGCAGCCACTTCATGCCGTGTTCGATCGACCCCGGGCCTTTGACTGCGCCGGTGACCGGCAGACCCATTTCGCAGTGATCGTTGACGCTTTTCGGTTCGGCCGAATCGGCCGTGATGGCGTAATCGTCATAGCCGTGTTCGATGATCCAGCGCGCTGTCTGTTCGTTCGATTCCTTGTTGACGTAGTGTTCTGCGAAGATATACACCGCCTCGCGGTCACTGTCGTAGTAGCAGCGGATGAAGCAGTACGGATCAGGATACCAGCCCCAGTCCTCTCCCTGGAAGATGCGGTCAAAATGCGAAATCTCTTCATCCGTGATCTCCCGCAGTTCCAGATAGTCAAAGACGCTGCCGCCGTCGCCATTGGCCACGCCTTCGTATTCATGTTCATACGCCGCCGGGTTAACTTCCTTCAGGTGCTCCGCGTCGGCGATAAACTTCGCGCCCAGCCATTCCGGCGGTGCTTCCGTGTAGCTGGAATGATGGAAAACGCGTCCCGGGTTCGGGACAAGCCGCTCCTTGTTGACCCAGCTGGATTTGCTCTTCGGCGGGTTATACGACGAAAAGTCATAGGAGTCCGCGCCGCCGCGTAGCACTGATTGGTTGATAGAACGTTCTTCTTCCGGCCCGCAAAGCTGGTCTTTTTCCTCCTTCCACAGGATGCCGATATAGCCGAACGGCGGCTTGATGGATTTCAGTTTCAATGGGTCGTCACAGCCGCGAAAATAAATCGTCTGGCCGGTTTCTTTCAGCACGATTTCCAGCGGCGACAGCTTGCAGTTGAATTCATCATACAGCCCCAGTTCATTGATCGCCCATTTCATCTGGGCATACACGCTGTCCTTCAGGGTGTTGCCCATCTTGCGGATGATACAGGCGTGCATCGTCGGGTTGTTTTTCAGCAGCTCGACGATTTTCAGGGATATATATGACGATTTCAGGCCGCCGCGGCCGCCTTCAAAGACATACGTCATGTTCGGCTGAATGCGCCGGTTGATGTCCACAAACGCCCGGCCTAGTACGCGCGCCGGCAGCTCATAATGTGCGGATGCGCGCGCTGCCGCCCTTGTTTCCTGCTCTTCCTTGATGCGCAGCGACTTCTCAAGGTCGCCGGCTGCGCGTAGACGGTCAGCGATGGAGGTTTCGATGCCGAACTGGTCTTTTTCCTGCCCACGCATGATCGCCGTGCGCAGCTCCTGGATCTCTTTCAGGGATGCCGTGCGCTCGGATTCGATTTTTTCCTGCCGCCGCGCTATATAGATTTTAATGTCAGGTTTTGTCAGGTTTTCCGCTCCGATGGATTTGGCGGTTTTCGCCGAGTACCCCGCTCTGCGCGCCGCCTCGGTCGCGTTGCCCAGTTCGATGTAAAAATCCGCAAAAGCGCGCTGCTTTGGCGTGAGATTCATGGGATCACCCGCTATAGATTTTCGCCAGCGTTTTTACGACATCCGCCATGCTGTAAGTCTCCAGTACGCGCGTGCTGATATGCTTCCCGGTTTCATCGGTTTCTGCCTTTTCCAGCACGTATTTTGTTACCATCCGGCCAAGCCGCTCGGAGTAGTGCTGTAACTGATTGACTTTGTAATGCTCGCCGCGCTGGTTCAGCGCCGCCTGCAGTTTGTAGGTAAGTTGTTTCAGATTCATAACCGCACCAGAATGCACAAAGCACCGAACCCGAAACCGGGCCGGTGCTTTGCTTTGTTGAGAGACATGAGAAAACCGGAGTTGACAGAGACAAGAGAAAAAGCCATGCGTACATTCTGCAAAAAGGATCAAAGGAAGAGAGGTATATCACAAAGTGACTTGCGGGACCGGTCTCTCTCGCAATCCCGCGATATCACTTTAACACAGATTCCCGTGAAAATGTTCCCGATTTTTTCCCACGTTACGCTCACGTCTCTGTGAGGCCGTACATTGTGATTGTAAAATTCCGCAGTGCGCAATCCTTCCAGCGGTAAGCAGTTGTTTTCTCGATGGCCAATTCCCGGCACAGCCGCTCGACGCCGCCGATGCACGGTGCGATGTAAAAGCGCTGCAGCACACACCTGTCCCGCTCAGAGAGCTGATTCAAGGCACGATCCACGCGGCGCACCCGGTTCTCGGTCAAGCGCTGCGCCTCCGAGAGCCGCTCACGTTTCAGGATGTTGTTGACGAGCGCATCGTCCCTGCCGTTTGAGCCACCGGCGACCGGGCTGCCGTCCGCCGAGGCACTGCGGATGCTCGTGATCTCCGTCGCCAGGTCAGCGATCTGATCTCTGATGTTTTCAATTGCCGCCTTTCGGTTCATGTAGTTGCGCAGCTCATCAGCCGCCTCCCGCTTCCAGTCCAATTAAGTCACCTCCACATAGCACCAGCTCTGCGGCGGGCGCTTGATTTTGCCCTTGTCATGGCAAGCGTTGCAGTCAGTTGCCCATTTCGCATCGCAATCACCGCACTCATACGGACGACAAAGCGTGCTCAGTGCGCGAGGCTCATCGTAGATTTTCAGGCCAGAGATATGCCAGCCATACAGCCATTTCCCGCCGGAGTAATCCTGTAGATCCTCCGGGTGGATACACGCACGATCAAGATCGAAGTCGTTCCACCTCGCGTAATCCTCGTGGCGAAACGAAAAAATCGTATCATCATCGTAGGTATCAATGCTGTCGCACACAAACTCGCCGATGACCTTACCGCCACCGTAAAATTGCGGCTTTGGATAATCCGTCTCGATATAGTCCTCGTGCGGGTATCTCGGTTGCGTACAGTAGATATAGCACTTAAACGGTGTGTGCAGCTTTGGGCGGCTCTTGCGCACCTCAACGGTCTTTGTGCCATTGGCGATCAGCTCGCACCATTTGGGGCGGATGCTGATAAGTACGGCCTTACTCATTGTGCAGCGCCTCACTTCCCGGGACGATACGATCCCAACAGGCCGCGCACAGTACTTCTTTTACCTCTCGCTGATGAACATGTTCATGCGGGCACGGTTTGTTCTTCGGCTCGTAACCGTAGGTATTCGGGCATCCAAAACACCCGCCAATACAGGTTTCGTCCACCGCGTTCGGATGCTCCAGCGCCAGCAGCTCGCGGAATGTGCAGCCGTGCGACTTCCGCACAAGCATGTCTACCCGAAAAGCGTCCCAATTCGCCGTCGGCACGCCGACATAGTCGCACCACGCGCGTTCCAGCTTCGCGCCATCCGAAGACGACCAGTCCGGAAGGAACACGACGTAGTCCACCGCCTCCATCTCAGCGAAGCAGATGCGCATATAGTCCAGCTTGTCCAGCCCCTCCGGCGCTGTGGCCGGATTGATGACCGTCGCGCCCAGCCGCTCAAGCTGTGCAGCCGCTCGGGCAAATTTCCCCTTATAGTCCGGATCGCCGGCGATTTTCCCTGATATATAGATCTTCATGGTTGCCCTCCTTTCAGAGCACCGGGCGAGTTCCCCCGCCCAGTGTGCTATCGAATCACTGCATGATGACGACCTTGCCCTGTTCAATCAGGTCTTTCAGGCCGCGCTCGAAATACTCAGCGATGTTGCGTTTCGCTTCCAGACGCCAGATGCCGCCATCCGCCTCGAAAAAGGCGATGCCTTTCTCGCTGTCCACGCGCAGGAGGAATTCGCTTTCCGGCTGCGCGACCTCAAGGAACGTGCGGAACGGCTGCAGTTTGATCCGCGGGCGCACATTAACGACTGCGTTGAGCGCAACGCCCTGCCGCGCCGTCACGGCCTGCGTGACACCATTATCGTTGGTAGACACTGTGTTCTCATCGGACATACGGCTGAGCAGATCCAGCAGATACTCCGTGCCTCCGTTCGGGATGAACAAACTGCGCAGCTCGATCAGCGCAGTTTCTCGGTCACGCCAGCCAGTGCGCATGCCCGGCGCGTCCGCCTGCGCACGATACAGGACATTGCGGGAGAAGTCCGGCAGATACGTCGTCATTACTTCGACCTTGTTATAATCCCGGACATGTACCATGATGGTCGTCCCAACCTTTGCGATCTCGGTGCGCACCAGCTTGCAGACAGCATCCAGACCGCTGACGCTGACGGAATCGGGACGATCCACATGCGGCGGGATCCGCGTAAGATTGGCGTCGGAATAGGTCTGCCCATCAATTTCGAAGATTTTGGTTTCTTTCAGGCTCACGATTTTGTCGATCATTTCTGCGAACATTGTCATATCCTCCTTCGTTATTCTGCTGCCTGCTGGCTGGCCTGCAGCAGATTCAGAATTTTCGGTGCTTCCTGTTCATGCCCGTCCATGCGCATCTGGCCGGGGAGCTGCGGCACCATTTCGGCAACGACCATTTCCCCGTTGCCATCAGTGGTAACGCAAAGCGACGTTGCGACCGGATTGGTCGCCGCGAGCGTGGCCTTGGCAACAACATTCACGCGGATCTGCCGGCGGTCATCGTCCGGTGTCAGCTCGATCGTCAGCGTGATCTTGCGCTTTGCGGTTGCTTTGGTGTTGACGTCAAGGATGTTGTCAACACAGCGCTGCATCTCATAGTCCACGCGCTCCTGGAATGCACCCTGCGCCATCTGCAGGATGCTCGCTCTTTGGGTTTCTCGATTCATGGTTGTCCTCCTTTGTTTTTTACATAGCCACCGCATCAGCGAGTGCGGCCATTGTCTCAATTTTCCCGGGCACTGCATACTCCGGGAGGTTCGCTGCCACAACGGCCGCAGCCATCGGCGGGCAAACGGCATTGCCGCATCTGGCTACTTGCTGTGTCTTCGGGTATGGCTTTCCGGCCGCATCATGGTCGATGATGTAATCCGGCGGAAAGCCCATGGCGTTGTACAGCTCCCGAGGCGACAGCATCCGCAAGCCGATATCCGCGATATAGTACAGCACCCCGCCGATTGACAGGAGCAGCAGATCGTCCTCGCCCAGCGCATAGCCGCAGTACCGGTTCAGCAAGTCGCGGATCTGCGGCCAATGGTGCAGCCGCTCGGATGTGCCGATTTTACAAAGCACTGCCTTGCAGCAGCCAAACACGCCGCCCGCTGTCTGTGTCGGTAGCGGCCCCGACGGCCGTGTGCCGACTTCGTCCCGCTTGTACTTGACCACGTGGGCAGCGCATACCGCATTGTGGTCGATGGCCGTCACTGTCGGCAGCGGCTCTCCCGCTTTCTCACCGTCCACCCCGCTGTAATACTTGACTACATGTGCAGCAACCACAGCTTCCCGGTCGTGGCTCGTGACCGTATGCATCGGCTCTTGCGCGTCCAACGGTCGGCCGGCACTGTAATACTCCACCAGATTCGCGCAGGTAAGGCCGTAACGGTTCGAGGCGTCCACCGTGCAGACGGGCTTATCCAGTCCAGCCGCTCGGGCGCTTTCTGTTTTCTCCGTGTGGTACTGGATCAGTGACGGCGATAGCAGCATCTGCCCGCCGCCTCCGCCTGTACGGACTGTGTTCATTGGTTCGGAGACCGGCGCCCCGACACTGTTGCTGGTATTTGTCATCGTCAGCGGAGCGAGAATCGGCCGGCAAATGCCTCCGGTGTGCTTTGCTGTAATCGTTTTACACGGCTCTTGGCTATCCGTGACGTGCCCACCTCCGGAATGGTTACAATCAACGATGAACGGTGCCCCGGATTTGATCGTGAACTTGTCCACGCCGCGAATAATGCGGCGCATAGTGTTGTCCGCCAGCGGCCGGACGGCGTAAATGCCGTACCGCTCGTGGATTTCATCCTTCGTCGAAAAAATCGAAGGGCACGGCAGCGACCATTCGATGATCTCCGCGGCGCTGCGCCATGGCAGCAGTTTTCCGCTACGCACTTCCGCACTGTCTCGCGGGGCGTGTGTGCGCTCCGGCCAGACGATCGCACGTCCGTCGCAGCGGGCAATCAGCACCAGCCGACGTCTGGTAGTCGGCGCACCGTAGTCGGCTGCCATCAGCTCGCGCCATTCCACGCTATATCCCAGTGCCCGAAGCTGCCCGACAAACTTCTGGAACGTCGTACCGGCCAGTTTCTTTACCGGCTTCCCCTTACGCACCGGTCCCCATGTCTGGAACTCTTCGACGTTTTCAAGGATGATGACGCGCGGGCGCACCTTCGCCGCCCAGCGCAGGGCGATCCACGCGAGGCCCCGGATCCTGCGGTCAACAAGCGCCGCGCCCTTTGCCTTTGAAAAATGCTTACAGTCCGGCGAGAACCATGCCAGCGCCACCGGCCGACCTCGGCAGACCGTCTCCGGATCCACATCCCAGACAGATGCCTGGTAATGCTCCGTGTACGGATGGTTCGCCTCGTGCATCCGGATCGCTGCCGGGTCGTGATTGATTGCCACATTGACGATGCGCCCCAGCGCCAGCTCGATTCCCGTGGACGCGCCGCCGCCACCGGCAAAGCTGTCAACGATGATCTCGCCGTCAAGCGTCTCCTGTGTGCGCAGCATCATGTCGCCTCCCCCGCGCCGAGTGCGAGCTGCCCGGCGGCATACAGCTCGTACACCGTCCGTCCGCGATCATCTGCCATATACGGCAAGAAGATCTGCTGCATCGGCACATCACAGGATTCGATCAGCGCCATTTGTGCCAGCACCCAGTCGCGCACGTTCCGCCACGCGGTCATTTCTGCCTGCTCTCGGTCGGCCTTGATCTTCTGCGCCGCGAACACTCGCAGCGTTCCGTCTGCGGCCGCCGGCAGGCGGAAGCCGCGCGGCCCCGCC